TATCAGCTAAAGTTGCAGCGTTAGAAGCAGCTTAGTACAATTATAAAAAACAAGGCTTTTTAATTATGGCTATTACCTATACATGGGAAATAAACGGTTCACAATGTAAAAGAGATGTTAGTGACGGATATTTTACAAATGTTGTATATAGAGTAAAAGGAATGGATGGTACTGAAGAGAAAGCAAGACGTACAGGCGAGGTAGTTTTTACTAAACCTGAGTCATTACCATCTGATTTTATAGCTTATGATACATCTAAAAAAACTCCTAATAGTGCAACAATGATTACTTGGGTGAAAGATAACTTAGGTTCAACTGAAGTTACTGCTTTAGAAAACAGTATAAAAGCGGAAATAGATTTAATGAATACTCCAATACAAGCAACAGGAGTTGCATTTTAATTATGGCAAAGACCAACGAAGAATTAGAAAAAGAATTACAGTTAATGATTAAAAACATTGATCAGGCAAAAAAAATACATGAACAATGCACAACACGCATAATACAAATACAGGCTATTTTACAAGATAGAGCCAGTCAAGCAGAATCAAATAAAACAGAAATTTTAGAAGAATCTAATTAGTTAGTTTTTCCTGCATTTGTCTTGTCATAAAGGATGTCACTAAATATAGTGGGGCTATAGTGGGTAAAATTATTAAAAATGATATGATTAAACTATGAGAAATTGCTCTTAGTATTGCTTCTTTAATCATGCAAAAAATAATTAATACTATTGCCTGTATTACATTTGTGTTAACACTAGGCTCTATTACTACAGTTTACTTTGGTTATAAGTACATAACAAGTCCAAAAGGACAGGAAAAAATAAAAAAACAGATATTAAATGAATTAACAGGTGATATGCCTAATCTAATAAATAAAGAACTACCTAAATTCACACAACCTGCATTGCCTACAAAGCCAGAAACTAAGCTTAGTATCTAATGCCAGAAATAAATGCAATATCAAGTTCAACAATACCACGCATACCTGTAATAAATATACCTGTAGAGCAATCATTACCAAATACAAGACATATAACAAGAACACTGCCATCAACCCTATCAATGCCATGCGTAACATTTAGAAATGATGGCACAAAAAACAATCAATTATTTATAGATGACCCTAGTGGGAATAGGTTTGTTTGTCCATTGCCTTCTTATGTACCTTTGCAGTATGACAAGAAAAAAATATTATTAGTAGAAGAAGCAAAACCACTTACAAACATAGAACCACCCGAAACTGATGTAGAAGAGCCAGGTGTACCAAAAATACCAGAAGAAGATAAAGTAGAATGTCCTGACCCTAAAAAAAATAATCCTAGAATTGGCGATCTAAATGCAAAAGGTACAGAAAAAGTAACTGGTTTTGTATGGGTAGAGGAAACTAAAGAATGTGTGATCCAGTGGGCTAGTACATCAGCAGTAGAAAAATACCTCCCAAGTATAAATACAGTATCGACTACATTCGCAGTAACTATAGTAGCTACAACGGCTGCTACATTGACTCCTGTACTTAACAGAATACTTAAACCATTGTTTAAACAACTTATAGGTAAAATTAAAAAACTATTTGGTAAAAAAGGTACAAAGTTTAAAGGTAAGAAGCCTATAAAGAGTAAATTATACAAAAATAGCTAAAATTAAAATAAGGCTTGCATAACGTAGGGGTATACCCCATACTATGGAAAAGCTATTGTTTTTTACCTTTTAATGTCATGAGTTTTGAAGAAGAACTGGAAGCCATTGATAGAGAGGAATGGTTGGCAAAATTTGATGATAAACAAGTTATGAACGCTGCAAGAATGTTTCTTGAATGGCTTTATCATTTACCTGACGATTGGCAACCAAAAGAATATACAGAGTTTATTTTCTAATTATGAATCCACAACCAGAACAACTTCTAAGACAGTTAAAAGTACTGCAATTACAAAAAAAAGAATTAGAAATGCAAATATCAGAAAAGAAAATGGTGTTAGAAAAATATTATCAAGAAGGTATTATTATGAGTACTTTTAGTATTGATGGTGTAAAAGTAACAAGAAAACGCAAACCTGAGAAATGGGAATATAGTAATAGTACAAGTCAATTTAGGAAAGATATGATAAATGCGATTGAAGATAAAGAACAACAGGAAAGAGAAGAGGGTATTGCAACTAAATTAGAAACAGGTTTTACATGGGCTATGAGATGAAAACAATAGAAAAAGTAGAAAACGCATTTAAGCGTATAAAAGAATTACTTAGGTTAGTTACTGATTGGACTAAAGAACCTAAACAAGAAGATTTACTTACAAAAGAATTTAAAGAGAGAAAACAAAAAATGATAGAAGATTTGTATAAGCAGTTAGGTGCATTAAGTGATCGTTATTTGTTTAACCATAAATCAGAGTTTGCTACAAAAGAATATTTAGTAGAGTATGAAGCACTTAAAAAGAAAATTAAAGAATTAGAAAAATGAACACACAAAAAAACAAAGGTGACAGGGCAGAGAGAGAAGCCTGTATTTATCTGTCAAAAGCAACAAGTTATGAAGTTGAAAGACGTTTTGGTGCAGGTCAGGATAAAGATAAAGGTGACCTTGTTGGTATTCCTAATACTGTTGTACAGGTTTGTGATTTACAAAATAAAAGTGACGCTTGTTTAAGAAAGCCTAGAGAGGCAGAACAGCAGCGTATTAATGCAGGTGTAGATCATGCGATTACTATGGTTAGGTTTAATAAAAGACCAGGATGTAAAGAAGGAGATAATTGGCGTGTTGTCATGACTATTGAACAGTATGCAAGATTAATAACATGAGAGTGTTAGTTGCCTGTGAATATAGTGGTAAAACAAGAGACAGTTTTATTAGAAATGGACATGATGCCATAAGCTGTGATTTATTACCTACAGAAAGACCAGGTAAACATTATCAGGGTGATGTAAGAGATATTATTAATGATGGTTTTGATTTAATGGTGGCTCATCCAAGTTGTCAGCACCTTGCTTGTAGTGGTGCTAAACACTTTTTCCGCAAGCAGAAAGAACAGAAAGAAGCATTGAATTTTGTACGTATGCTTATGAACTGCAACATACCTAGATGGTGTATTGAAAATCCTATTTCTGTTATAAGTTCTGCAATTAGGCCGCCAAATCAGATAATACAGCCTTACGAATATGGAGATCCATTTCAGAAATCTACATGTTTATGGCTTAAAAATTTACCATTACTAAGACCTACAAACATAGTAGATAAGGGTGAGTTTTATATATCACCTAGTGGTAAAAAAATACCAAAATGGTTAGCTGTATTAGGTAGTGGAAAAGGAAAAGAAAGAAGTATGAGTTTTGACGGAATTTCAAATGCTTTTGGAGATCAATGGGGTGATGAAAGTAGACTACCTGTACCTGTAGAACAACTAAGCTTATTTTAATTACTTGACAGGGGTATACCCTAGATATAATATATATATGAAGGTATATTCCTCATAACCAAGTTATTTATAACCACTGAAGTGTGAGATTGTTTATACCTTCATCAAATGTACACAACACCGAGAGGTATTCCAAATGACTAGAAACTTTTACAAAACTGCTGATAGTGACTTAGGCATTGTTTATTCTGATGCAGAAAATTTTAGAATGAGTCCTTCAGGCATAATAGCTGACTACACTATTGTAGATGCACCAAAAGAACTTAAAAGTGAAATAGGTAAATATAATACGTTTCCTAAAAAACACATGGTAAAAATTACAAACTACAAGGGTAATTAATTATGCAAAACTTTTTAATGATGTTAGCAGCGTCAGGGTTGTTTTATACAGCCCTCTCATCAACTCTATATGACATGACAGTTACAGCGTGTGAGAGTCAGGTAGGTAACTATGAACTAGCTTGTAAGGAGGTAAACAAATGATAGTACATATAGAAATTCTGCCAGCTAAATATAGGAATTGTGAAGAAACTTGGTACACACACAAAGAAACAAAATTGCCTAGTAAAAAACCTTTATTACTTGTTACATGGGTACAAAATAATGGTTCAGAAATTGCACAATTATCAACAATAGAAATGATTTTTGACCCTATTAAAGAATATGTAACCATACCAGAACAAGTAAGGCTTGAAATAATAAAAAACTATAAATTTTTAAATCAACTTTTATTATAATTATTTTATGTAGTCGGGAAGCCTGATAGTTAGGTTTGTGAGATACTCTAACTTGAAAGTTATAAAACACCTATAGCAATTCATAGGAAAGACAGGGCAAGTGTTGGACTTGATCTATCTCCTGACTAATTATTACTATTTCGTAACATATACCCTATAGGGGTATACCCTAGTTATATACTATATATATAAACAACCGAGAGGTAATCCAAATGACAAACACAAACACAATCACAATTAGAAACAGACAATACGTAGTTATAAAAGCAGAAAACTATACACACAAAGGAAACGACAGAACACAATTCACAGTAAGAAAGCCAAGAGGTACAAAAACATTTTTAGTTGTTAAGTATGAAAATGGTTTATACAGTTCATTTGCATAAACAAAACATACAACACATACACAGCCCCGACTGAGGGGTTTTTTATTGTCTAATTTAATTTAGGAAATAATTGCTGTTCTAAAAGATCAACAGCACTATCATCTAGCGTATTCGTAGTTTGCTTACATATTGACCTTAGTAAATCTACAATTAACCTTTTACAACCTGTAGAAGTAAGAAAACGTAGCAGTATAGGTTTTAAAATTTTGTACATAACATTGTGTTGCTTTACAAACATACTATAGACGTTAAATTTAAATTGGTCATCTAGGCTGCCTGATCCCCATTGCTAAGCTAGGTAGCCTTTTATTACCTTCTAGGCTTAATTTCTGCAACGGCAAGTTCTACTTCCTTAAGCCTATGAAAAACCTCTTTCATATCGTCATGCATATTATCAATCTTATCTGTTAATAATTCTATAGCTGTTGTATTCCTTACTAAGTCATCTCTAGACTGTCTACCTCTATAAGATATAGAACCGACTGATACAAAACAAGCCGTAAGCAATGCACCACCTGTAGCTGCTATAACTTCTATCACTTTTTTTAACCTTAATCTACAGCTATTATAGATTAAAAAACAATGTCAGAGCAAAAATCTAAAAATCCTCTACAAAAAATAAAAGAAAAGTTTGACGATAAAGAAGAACAATTTGAATATATTTCAGTAGCGGTGAGACTTCTGGTAGTTTTTTGGAGTGGCCTTCTGGTTACGAGCAACTACTTGCCTAAAATACCTGGTCTAACTACAGGAGAAAAGCAAGATATTACATTTCCCGCCAGCTTGCTAGCTTCAAGTCTTAGCAGTTTTGGTTTAGAAGGGGCTAAAAAACGCAAAGAAAACCAAGAGAAACCTAAAGAAGTTGCACAAAGTGACAATTCATACCAAACTATAAGGGTAGAAACACCTATAAAAATAATTGGTGCTACTGTGGTTGACCCCTCTACAAAAAAATGAAACGATTTCTACCTTTACTGCTTTTAGCAGTTACACCTGCTTGTTATGCAGATTTATCACATAGCATAACTAGCTCTACAAAACTAACAGTAGGAGGGGCTAGTACTTCTGCTGATCGTATTGGCTCAAGCTATTCTGTAAGCGGTACAGGCGTTGATACAACCTATACAGCAGGTGGTAATGCTGTTGCTAATGGTGTTGGTTCTCTTGTTATAAGTTCAGGAATTGGTACAGCCCCAGATTTAACTGTCACACAAGACGTACCAGCCAATAGCTTCAGTTTTAGCCAATCATTTACCCAAGCAGATGCCATTGCAGGGTCAGCGGTTACTACTGGCGAAAGTCCTAATTATTCAGATGTCACAAGTATTGCAGGTGGCACAGCGGGTAATCTGGCAGGTACGATTACATCAGCGGGGGCAATAACACTAACAGCAGGTGGTCATAATACTGAAGCATTAGGACAAGTAACATCTACACTAATAGTTGACTAGCTATAGCTATGTATAGGTTTATATTGCTGCTAAGTTTTTTTAGCGTACCTGTATATGCTCAAAATGTTATACCTAATTTTCAGCAAGGAGTACTAACGCAAAGATCAGAAACTAAAAGTACAACAGTTGAGGACATAAAAAGTTTTGATATACGTAATGGCTACCAACTGACAATAGGCGGTGAGAACGTAAAAAGTTCTACAGGTAATGTAGCCCCTTCTGGTTGGACAAAACTTGATACAACTGTACAGGGCGTAGGAACAACATATGTTTCTCCTAATTTAGATAATAAGCCTACATTTAGCATTGTTAATGAAGGTGAAAGCTTTATGTATTACGAAACTCTAGAAACGCCTGGTATTACTAATTACACTCATATACAGCGCACTACGCAAATAGAAAATGTAACTGATACGCTATCAACTTTTAGTCAATGAAAAGATATTTATGTTTACTACTTTTACTTAATAACCCTGTTTTTGCTAATTCTGTTAACACGACCAGTAATAGTTCTGGAAGCGTTGTCAATCAAGCCGTCCAGGTGGTTCCTTCTAGGCAGTTTCAGTACCAGATGAACACTATTACCTGTCAGGGTGCAACATTAAATATATCTCCTTTTGTTTCTACTACTTACGGTTTTGCAACACCTTATGAATCACATTTTGACAGGCCAGTATATTCAAGGCGTGATATAGAAGGAAACTTTGATGACGAAAACCAACCTATAGGAGATGGTGATGTAGATGCTGGTTATAGAGGTGAGATTCTTTACCATGAACAAGTAAGAACAGGACAAAAACAATCTAATGTATCTGTTAATGGTGGTATTACTGCTACTTTCTCTATACCACTAGATAGAACAGCTATAAAAGAATGTAGGAAGGCTATGGTTAAGCAAAATGAGTTATATGAAGCCTCACTAGCTGCAAAGCGTCTTAACTTTGAGATGAGTAGAGCAAAGACTTGTATTGACAATCTTAAACAAGGTATACGATTTAAAGAAGGTACAGAGATGGCAAGGATATGTGCAGATGTAGAACTAATAACACCGCCAAACGTAGAACACACACATAAAATTAAGTAGATTTTTTAAAATATAACTTTCTGGCCTGTTCATAGTCATACATACATTCATTTGGATTATATTCCTGTGTTTTTATGCCATCAGGTGTAATATAAATAACCCTGCAACTAAATAACGTTATAGAAGGATAGTTTTGATAAAGCAAACTAACATAACCACCCATCTGTAAACTATGGTTCTTTTTGCTGTATTTTTCTTGTGTTTTATAGTCTGCAAGACAAAGCATACCAGTTTCTTTATGCTGTAAAACAACATCACAACTACCTGCTATATCCCTTTTTCTATCTATCATTCTTAGTTCATTTACTAAAGGTTTCCAGTTCTCCCACATCCTGTAATTTATTAGATGCTCTACCCAATGTGCATAATCCTTTGCATACGCTAGTGCTAGTGTCCTATCACCTGTTTCACACCATATTTGTACAGCACCATGTATTGTTGTACCTCTTTCTGCTGCTTTTTCCATATTCTTACTTACAAAATCACTTGTTTTAATTACATCGCTAACAGATCTTGCTACATAGCATTTACGTTTTAAATCGTAATACTTATGCGGTTCTGGATAAAACTCTACAAATGGATCTTGTACAAGAATATCTTTAATATTGTTTTTCATACATCACAGGATCAAAAGTTATTTTACCTGTAAGTACATTCTTATATTTTGGCAGTTTATGTACAGGAATTGACGAAGTTGCACCACTTTTTGTACGTATTGTGCGCTTCCATTTACCTGTACCATTTTCCCTTTCATAACCCATAGATAAAAACCAACCACTAGGAGGATTGTCTAAATCTTCTGCTTTTATAAGACCTTTTTTAACCATGTTACGTAGTGTTCTAATGCCACTACCACCAAATAAACTATCCATTAGATTATGTTCCCCATCTCATCAAACTGTACAACCTTTTGATTTGGATGCACTTTTTCTTCTTGTACAAAACCTTTATTTATTTTGTTAATTGATTCGTAGTTTTTTATTGTGCAACCCTTCCAAGTGCCTGCAAGGATACCTGCTTCTAACTGATCTCTTAACACCTGTTCACCATACTTTTCTATAAACTTTCCATATTCTGTAATCTGTTGTTTCCATGCCTGTATTGACTTACTACCTTTCTTAACCTTCCAGAAGTCATCTATAAGAGTTTGTAAGTGTAATAAATCATCTGGTATATTCTTTTCTTGTTTTTCTTTTTTATTAATTTTTTCTTTTTGTTCTTTTCTTATTAACTCTTTATCTAAGCTCTTATTGTCTAATTTCTTACTTTCAAATTTATTATCTTTATGTATATATAGTGGCATATTTTTTTCATTTTTGCATCTTGCATTGTACGCATCTTCGAGAAGCAAATTTAAAAATGCAGTTGTTGTAATGTATTTTGGCTTTATTTCTAGGATCTTAGTTATTAAGTCCTTGTCCAAAACTGGCCGTAAAGTGTTCATAAATTGGTCAATAATTAAACAATATTTGTACATTAATAGACCATCTAAAAACCAAGAGATCAACGTAACGCTATATAGATTGTATTAAATCTTTACATACACTATATATATGTTATCGTTAGCACATAAGTCTACTAATGCAATGTCCTGTACATCTGCAAAAAGAAATAGACGTATAAAAATGCTAAGAGTTGAGTTAGCAGGGATAAATGACCCCTATGAACTACTGGCAGAAGTAATAGCAGATAATGAACGATTAAGACAGATTATTAACACTCATGATTGTCATAAGGGTAAACCATAGCTATACTAAGGCAAATATATAAAACACTTTGACAAAAGAAATAACAGCAGCCTTATGTAAGTTCATACAACAGGTAGGCACGATAGAGGAAAAAGATACTGCACAATACGGCAAGTTTGCTGATCTATCTACAGTACTTTCTACTGTTAACCCTGCTTTAGCTGCTAATGGTTTGGCAGTCGTACATACAACAAAAGTAGAAGATAATAAAAATATATTAATAACAAACTTACTACATACATCTGGCGAATCTATAACCTCTGAAATGTTGTTACCAGTGAACACAGGAGGTAGAGGCAACCCTATGCACCAGGAAGGCGGTGCTATAACTTATTGTCGCAGATATTCTTTATTAGCAATACTAGGATTAAATGCAGGGATTCCTGATAATGATGGAGACTTTGCAAACCCTACAGCAGATAAGGTAACACCTATAAATAAAAACAAAGCTGTAGGTATGCCTACATTATTAGACGATGATACAAAGAAATATTATTTAAGGATAGTTGGTGATTTAATAGTAAAAGATAAAAAGCTATATAACACATTAGCTGATGCACTATATATAGAGTTTGATTTTGATCGTAATACTCCTTTATCTGAAAACATATCTAAGCCTAAACACGTTACCTTTATAGAAGATTGGCTTGCTGCTAACAAATGATTAATGAACCTAACAACCCACTGGATACTAGACCTATTGATGTTGCTTCTGGTAATTGGAAAAATAGACATCTTGTCTCATCAAAACTCACACCTGTTAACTACAAAGCATTTACAAAATTTTGTAAGGCTAATAATTATTCTTACTCATCAGGTATTAATTATCTGATTTCACGTTATTTACCAGAAAACAATGTTTAATGTATCAATCGCAGGGCGTTTAACTAAAGACGCTGAATATAAAAAGGCAGGGGCTTATGATCTTGCATCATTTACTATAGCTGTATCACATGGCAGAGATAGAACATCTTTTATAGATTGTCAGGTATGGGGCAAAAGATGGGAACTCATAGTAGATGCTTACAAAAAAGGTAGCCTAGTAGCAGTATCAGGTGATGCTGAATATACAACGTATGAAACAGAAGATGGACAGAAAAGAAAACAACTTAGAGTTAATGTAAACAACTTTGTATTACCTGAGAAGCGAGAGCAAACACAAATAGCTACAGTAGAAGAAACAGCTACAATACCTTTCTAATGGGGTTATCTCTTACAATAGATCAGGATCTTAAACGCTTTGATAGATTTCTAAATAACAATAGAAAACAATTACCATTTGCTACATCTGTAGCTCTTAACAGTACAGGCTTTGACATAAGGCAAGCACTTAACAAAGGTACACTAGGAGCATTTGATAAGCCTACAAAGTTTACACAGAAAGCATTTCTTACTACAAAGTCTAAGAAAACAAACTTAGTAGTACATGTATTTGCTAAAGATAAAGAAGGTGGTGACGCAGCTAGATATATAAGGTTTGGTGTTCAGGGTGGAGCAAGACCGCCTAAAGGTTTTGAGAAATACTTTGAGGGTCTACCTAATGATGGCACGCTAGGTATGAATGTATATTTTATGCCTACAAGAGAGATTAAGAGAGACTCGTTCGGTAATATTTCTAGAGCTAACCTGAAGAAGATAAGCGCATCTGTTACATTAGGTACATCATTCATAGGTACACCTAAAGGAGGCACAAGACCAGCAGGTATTTATGAAAGAAAGAAAGGTAAGCTTATAGCTAAGTTCATAACAACTACAAGCAAACCCACATACACTGGACGGTTTAACATCGAGGCTATTGCATCTAAGGTTGTACAGCGTAGGTTCGATCAGCACTTTAACAAAGCTATGAGTAAGGCGATTGCAACAGCTAAGTAGTGCCCGCGTGTAGCAGTAGGTTCTTCCTAGTCGCATGACTGTGGGTCGTTCATACG